CCGACACGATCAGGTTGCCGCCAGTGGTGATGTCCGGGGCGCAGAAGGAGTAGAATTGGCACTTCGGGCAAACGTCGGGGTCGTCAATGCCGTCCGGCGCCTCCCCGGCGACAATCGCATCGTTGATCGCCTTGGCCTTGGTCAGCAACCCTTCGCAGTAGGCCAGGTCCAGGGGGAACGCCAGCAATCGTATCTGGTAGAGATTCTGCTTGTTGACCAGCAGCAGGTAGCACATCTCCACGTTGTGCGCGAGGGCATAGAGCATCACCTGGCCGCGGTATTTGCGGGTCCACGGGTAGCGGGCCAGATCGTCGTAAGTCTTGACGCGCGGCCAGATGTTGCCACTCATCGTCTTTACATCGACCACCCCCAGCGTTAGCCACGCGCCGGGGGCCGTCTCGACCTGTAGGAAGCCGTCGATGCTGCCGCTGATCTGGTACTGCTTCAGCAGGGCGTCACTGGTCGGGGTCTGGCTGCCGACGATCCGCCAGCGCGGACTTGCCGCCATGCCCGCCTCGGACACGATCCGCCCGATGACGGGTTCCAGGATCGTTCCGGTCTCAAAGATGCCCTGTAGGCCGTCGTCAACCGGCCTGGCCTTGTCCCATGCAGCCCGCATGTAGTACAGGCGGCGCAGGCATGGGTCGTCCAGGGCGCTGATTCGGTTGACGTGGCACTGTTGGCTGTGCTTTTTCATCGCCAGCACGGCGGACAGGCTGGCCGTTAGGTCGATGGTTGGGGTTGTCGCGGTAATCATGGCGTTACCCCTCGCTCCCCGGCTCGTCCGGTTGGTTCCCCGCGTCCACGGCTCGCGGGTCGATGCCGTTTTCATCGCACATCTTGTCGAGCTTGCCGGCCACGCCGCCAAGCCACTTTTCGGACAGATATTCAGGGGCCTTGGCGACGACGCGGCCCTTATCGCCGTCGAAGTCCGCCAGTTCGTGATACAGCGCGGCCTGGCCGGCCGGGTCTTGCGGTCGGAGCGCCCGCAGGCACACCTTGACGTGCTCAACCAGATTGCTCGAAGCCTTGGCCTTGGCCGTGCCGCCCTGGGTGCCGTTGCCGCGCTTGACGCTGGCGGCCTTGCCGGGGTCCTGGCCGGCCCCGGCCATGATGTCCCTAAATCTCGCCGACGGGATGCCGCGAAGGCCTAACAGCGCCTTGATGGCGTTGCCGATGCAGATGTGGTAGGCGGCGTTGCGGATGTTGTTCTCGTTGATGTCCTCAGTTGGCCTCCACTCGCCGCCGGCAAAGCCGAGGAACTTGTCCCGCGTGCTGTACGCGCCCTGTGCGAACACCTCCCGGTCGCCCATGTTGGCGTTGCACTCGTAGATGTAGCGGTAGCCACGCCCGATGGTGTCCGAAATCTCCTCCTTGTGGGCCTTCTGATCGTGGAACCGGATGCTGAACAGCCGCGCAACCCGCTCCGCGCCGGCGGAGGACAGGCACATCTTTCCGCCTTGCTCAGTCCAGTCCTCCGCGTAGGTCTGCGTCACCAGGATGGTGTTAATGGCCTTGTTCATCCTGGGGGCAAGTTCAGCCTTCTTCTCTAGGATGGCCAGGCTCACGTCGGGGTCGCCCTCGTTCATTACGCGGGCTAGTTCGGTCGAGGAAGTCTCGACAGGTTCAATGTCAAACGTTTCGCTCATGTTCCAGTTCTCCTTCCGGCTTTGCCGGCGTTATGGGTTCTATGCTTTCTTCTCGGCCTGTACCAGCTGCCTGCGCAGGATCGCGGTCTCGGCTTCCAGGTCATCGCAGTACCGGCCCATAGCCTCCTCGTCCAGGTTCGTGAACGAGTCCAGCTTATGACATTCCGGGCAAGCGTAGCCATACTCGGTCGGGTTGTCCCAGTTGCCGCGGAGCGTGATAGCGACCTCGACGCGATCAATCACGGCCTTGCAGTAGTCGCAACGCGACGGGGTGATGCGTTTGTATCTGCCGGTGTAGATCATTTTGTGGACTCCTGTTCCCGCTTCTGGGAGATGCTGTTTCGTTCCTCTGCACGGCTTTCTTCCCAGTCATCGACACGGCTCATCACTACCAGTACGCCATACGCAATCATGCGAGCCTCTTCTGATATAATTACGGATGGTGCATGTAACGCAACCAACTTTCTCAATCGAGCCACGCGGCGATCTACCCGATCAAGTTCCTCTTCAACTTCAAACGGCAACTGATCTTCTATTGTTCTCTGCTTAGCCATTGATGTTCTCCTTGACCTTTCGCCAGTATTTATCATTGTCCTTCCGCCACGGGTCATTCGGCAACCTGTGTCGGCGAGCCAGCATTTCCACGTTGCCAGCCCGCAACTCCTTCGGGCAGACCTTGCACCAATGCAACCAGACGACGTACTCGGCCCGGTCCCGGTTCCAAACCCACTTGTCGTAGGACCAGCCCGCGGCATCAGTCCCAGCTACGGCCTCGCGCCAGTAGGCCCGCTTGATCTGGAACGGACCCCGCGAAACACCTTTGTCACCCACCGCCAGATCGTTGCCAGCAGACTCGACTTGCCGGATGGCGTCGAACAGGCGGCAAGCGGCAGGTGAACCACCCGTGCGTGGTAGAGACAAAATATCTTCTCGAACTCCCTGGCTTGTCGGCGGGTTTGGAACTTCACGACGACCGCCCACTTCCTGATGTCCTTTGCTGTTCGCATCGTTCACCCTTTCGTGTTTTGGAACTTCGCGGCGCGTTTCCGCTCGATCCGAGTGTCGGTCCAGGACCCCAGCAGTATCGCAAGTAACCTTTGGGCGAGAGCCAGGCGCGAAAACTCGCCCGTCGGCACCCATCGGCCGCGCTTGCGAACCTCCACTACCCACGTCCATGTCCACTTCGCCATCGTTCACCCTTTCCTGTTTCTCGACGCCCATGTACACTACCGCCAGCAACAGTAGCGGCAACACGATTGCGGTCACGATCTGCCTGCGGTTCATTGCCCGGCCTCCTGTGGTAAAGGCACGATTGGATAGTGCTTACGCAAGATGTCGGCACACTGTTTGAGAACCGCCGCCTCTGCCGCCACTGCCCCCCATGCCGCCGCCTCTGCCGCCACTGCCGCATCTGCCGCCCATGCCGCCACTGCCGCCCATGCCGCCACTGCCGCCACTGCCGCCCATGCCGCCACTGCCGCCACTGCCGCCCTTGCCGCCCGCCTAACATCGTCTAGGAACACGGTTGGATCGCCGAGACCATACGCCTCACAAGCGTCATAACATGCCTGCACAACGGGCCGGTCCTGCTCGCGTACATGCGGCCACGCCAACCTCGCGCATTTGGTGGCGACCAGTACGCACTTCCGCCGAGACGCCGAACCCACCGGGCCAGAAACCCTGCCCACCAGCCAGAACATCCAGTCGCCCCGTTCGCAAACATCCCACGCCGCCTGCAACGTGTCAAACGTCTCGGCCCAGGAAATAGCGTCGGAACACGCTCCCAGCGTGTGCAGTATTTCATGTCTCATTGCCTAGCCTCCTGTGCGTTCAGCTTCGCGGCCCGGTTTTCAGCCGCTTCCAATTCGCTGTAGACGCGCACCGCGCCGTTGCTGCCCCGGTGGTACTCGGTCTTGGGGCCGAGGTTGCGGACGACGCGCCAGTTGGCGACGTGCCGAAGGACTTCCCAGTCGATGTTGAAGCGACTCATATCAATTCTCCGGTAAAATCCCGGCTGGGCGAGCGTCCGTGCCCGCCGGGGCCAGGGGGTGCCGCGCGCGTAGAAGGCGATCAATACCGCGCGCGGTGGTAGAAGGGGCCGGGCAACGGCAAAGGCGAAGGGCGACAGGGAACAGCCAGCACCACAGGGCGTGGCAACGGCAGCAGTACGCGATGATACACATGATGGAACCCCCCTCCAAACGGCGTTCATCGTTCGACGCGGGCGCGGGTTGCGGTTTTCGCCGCGTGGCAGAATCCCGGCAAGCCCCTGACGCCCGGCCCGGTGGTTGTGATCGAAATACCGCACGGGGCGGGAAGTCGCCACGAGGCCGAGCGTCGGAGGCTCAATGATACGGGGGCCTGTTGGTTCATTCGGGATGTGCGTTAATTCGATCACGCCGGAATTGTAACAGATACCAAGTGTCCAAACAAGGGAAAAATAAAAAAAATCTTTCGACTTCCCTTGGCGGGCGGGCAGGCGGACTCTTAAGGTAGTTTCCCGGCCTCTCGCTTTTTCTCCGCAGCATATTTCAAGTCGATACGCTTCTGTTTGGCGGGAGCCTGTAGTTGGTCCAGTTCGTAATTCAGGTCGATAAGTCGCTGGCGGTCCCGGCCCGCCTACTTGTTGGGGTCGTAGGGCTGCTTGCTCTTGGCGGTGGACCTCTTATAGATCGCCTTGCCGACTGCCCAAGGCTGGTCAATGCCGATGCCAAAGAGCTTCGTTGTACCCAGGATGAGCTTTTCTGTGCCGCGAGCGAATGACTCGGCAGCCTTAGAGTCGCCCCTGTGGGGACCGGACTTGTACCTCTGACCCCATTGCTGCATTGCAACTTGCAGGTCCAGTAACCCATCGCCAACCTGGCCGAGTGTCTGGAATACTGCATTGTCGCGGCCCTCGACGCCGAACGTGGTGTTCTTGTTCCACGCCATCCGCGACACGTGCGC